CTCGTTGACTATCGTTTCATCAACGACATAGAAATATATTCTGAGCTTGCTGGAGGCATTGCTACCACCGCCGTATTGAATGGCTCGACATATAACCTAGAGACTGCTAGTGACCCTATCACTTCGCCTTGGAGTTCAAATGGGGTTGCACAAATAACGTGCGTAGCGAATAACTTATCTGAAGCATTCGTTGTGGTGAAGTTAACCATAGAGGCTAGGCATAAGGTTTACACTGCTTACACAACATCAACCCAAGCCTATTATCGTTTTAACGTATTTGGTCCCTAATCAATTTCTGTTACACTGTTGGAACAAAACTAAACCAAGGGAAAATACCATGAGTGAAGAAGCAAAGACGATTACGATAGACGATGTTGAATACATATTTGACGACATGACTGACAAAGCTAAAACATTAGTCAACCATTGCGCCAGCTTAGAAGAGCAGATCCAAAGAGTACAGTTTGATTTAGTGCAGAAGTCGGTGGGCAAGGGTAAGTTCTTTGAGATGTTACAAGAAGAGATTGCCAACCCTGAACAGTTTGAGGAAGTAGAATAACGCTCAACCCGAATGTGGGTTGATAAACTAATATACATTGTAATATACATTTGGTTATACATATGGCAACTGCAAAGGAAGTGTTGGTGAGGCTTGAGGGCCATGAAGTTTTGTGTGGCGCACGCTATTCAAATATTGAAAAGGAACTAAGCAACGGCTCCATACGGTTTAGAAAACTGGAAAGGATGCTCTGGGGAATGTACCCCCTTATTTTAGGCTCTACTTTCTTTGAGCGTATGTTTCAATGAGTGTAGTGGCTTCCTTAATTGCACCTATCGCTGGCTTATTAGATAAATGGATTCCTGACGCCGATGTTAAACAGAAGATTGCGCATGAACTTGCAACGATGTCAGAACGCCACGCGCAGGAACTCGCAGTCGCTCAGATTAAGCTCAACACCGAAGAAGCTAAAGGAAACTGGTTTCAAAGTTCGTGGCGACCCGCAACAGGATGGGTCTGTGTCCTCGGCTTTGGAGTCAACTTCTTAATCTCACCACTAGCGGCAGGGTTTGGAATAGACATCCCCCAAGCTGATACTGGAACCATGATGCCTGTCTTGATGGGTATGCTTGGACTTGCTGGCGGTAGGACATATGAACGTGTAAAAGGAGTAGGTAAGTAATGGCTAAACAACCGAAGAAAGAAGATAAAGCAAAGAATTACTTTAAGCCGAAAGAGCTAACTTGCAAATGTGGGTGTGGTGTCAATGAGTTTGACAAAGACTTCCTTGTTACTCTTAATGCTATACGAGAAGAGTGCGGCTTTAGCTTTGCCCTGTCATCTGCTTACAGGTGTCCTGAACACCCCATAGAAGCGCGTAAAGAGCTAAAAGGAGCGCATTGCTCTGGTAAGGCTGTGGATATCCTATGTAACGGAGAGACTGCCTTAGAGGTCATTAGGGTAGCACAGAAGCATGGTATTGAAAGAATAGGTATTCAACAGAAAGGCGGCGGGCGGTTCATACACCTAGACGGCTGTACGCATGAAGATGGATTCCCCACCCCCGCTATCTGGTCATACTAGAACGGCAAGTCGTGACTGATTAAAACTATGAGGCTTACACCAAATGCACTAGCAATTAGTTGCATGGTGTGGAGCTTCATATTCTTGTTTCTACGCCACCGAATAATCTGTTGCGGTGATGTATTAGTCATTCGGGCAAACTCAGCGTTCGACACTCCTGCTCGTTCTTGAGATACACGAACACAATTTCCTGCGTCAATTAATGTCATCATTGTTTCCTTGTGATATATTGGTTGAGTCAGTTTCCCCGACTGACAAATCCTATGGTTTTCCCCCTCGAAAGGGGGGGTTTTTAGAATGGTATATCTTCATCCATTTCTTCCATGCTCATTTCTTTTAGCGCGACATTCCTGCTTTCGCCTCCGTCAGTGTAAAAGACTTTAACATTACCTAAGATGGGTGGTCGTTCAGCACCACCTTCTCTCTCTTCCTTACTCTGTGACTGCGAGATAAAGCCGTGATTATCGTATTGATCGGCTGTATCAGTGTCAACAAAAGTCGTGAGGTCTAAGTAAGTACCTTTAGCCCCTTTATATAACCTTGCTTTGTCTATCTTTGTTACGTCTATCCGTACTGAGATTCCTACTTTCATTTCAACTGCTCCACTTGGGTTAATATTTCATCGGTTGCGGCTTTAATTTCAACAGCCAGTTTTGGTATAAATTCTTCATCTCTTGGAACTCTTACTAATACATGAGCCATCTCAGGGTGATAACTAAAGAAGTCCCACCACTTTCTACCTGTCACCAACATACAACCTTGGATCTGTTGGTAGTATTGATTAACTCCCTTCTGAGGATCACGAAGGTACTTCACTTGAGTAGTAGCGGCAGGACACTTAATCTCAATACCGCCTTTCCCATGACCATCGCTACAGACTTCAATCAACCCATCAGGTGAACAACCAAAGGCTTCACTGTCGTCTAAGATAAAACCGTACTCTTCAACCCAGTTGCCTGTTATAAACTCATAGGCATCTCTTGCGTCTGGTTCTAACTCAGTACCCCTTGCCATATGATCGTTGGTATAGAACGGCTCTGATTGCCCTGTAAGGCATTCCGCTATGAGTTGATTGATATACCCATCGGCAGAAGTAGACGGCTTACCCTTCGCTGTTATGAGCTTAGAGAAGCCGCTTGCAGATGGCTTGCCCATTCTTGCGGCAAACCATTCTGGGGTTCCTTGTTCGTGGTCGAGGACAATCACTTGACGTTCACTAACTTATCCAATGCGCCCATAACATCCATCGGCTCAATCTTTGGCTTTGCTTTGAGCGCGGCCAATGCCCTGTCGTAATGAACAGCTTGGATCTGGTCAATGCCTTCAACCTTCATCCAGTCACAGAACTTTCGACAATCGCTTTGAGTTTCATGCAACAGCAAAAGAATTGTATTCATCTGGCTTTCGGTGATGGTGGCGTTTTGTACCGCTTCAGGCAAATCTTCCCCAGCGTAGATGTAGTGTCCTAACCCAAACATCGCAAAGCACTTAGTTAAACAGCGCATCTTAGATGAGTTGATTGAGAACTTATCAGGGTTGACCATAGCCTTATTTCGGTGATCCATTACAGGCAACCACATTGACCGCACCATTGTCTGATCCTTCTCAGTGACAAGGACACTGCACCTAATCTCAACAGTCCCAGTCACCTCGCAAACATCCTGCTCAAACGAGTAATGAAGGTCAGGGTAATGTTCCATCATAATGCCGTAAGCCCAAGCCCAAGATAAATAGGTGAGCTTCCCTTTCTTTTCAACGTGGTTTGATACATCAACGGCAGATAGAGTTTGCCAAACTTCTTTAGATAAAGTCATTTCACTATCCTCAATGGTGGTCGCATTTTAGCCATAAACTCTTCCCTAGCGTAAAGGGGGTATTGGTCAGATAATGTTTTAGCACCGTACTCACCTATTATTGAAACAGCAGTTGTATAAACGCCAGCCCCAAAAGCCAACATCATCGGAAGCTCTTCTTCTGTCGCGTTGTTTTCGCTTTCGCTACACGTCCGAAATAACTCGTCAATGATTTTTAATATGTCCTGCTTGTTAACATCGCTCACGATTGACCTCCTACAGTCTCTTCTTTTGAATACTGCTCGCCATAGCCAGTGTCGTATGATTCGGATTGCCCTACGAGGGCGCGGTAACCAAGAACACAATCTAACTCCCCTCGTTCTTGGTCATTTAGGTGGTTTATATTTTCCATTTATTTATTCCCTTACGTTAATTGAAGTTACATTATGGACTATGTAAACCTTAAAGTAAACTATTTATTTAATTATTATTAAGGTCAACAGATCACCTTTACTTTTGGGTTCATATAGTATTTAATTAGAAAAGCATTTGGGCTAGAGGCTGACGGACACTTTAAATTAAACGTCAGAGCGTGGTTGACCCTCCAGACATAGCCTTCTTAGTAGATCGGTTTTTACTGAGAAATAGATTAGTGATTCGATACGAATGCTCGGTAACCGCGAAGCTGTTTAGCCCTTCGATCTTAAATTAACTTTCCGAAGTTAAAGGGTTAAATCATCTTTAAAAAAGTGTTTCATAAAATATACAAAAAAATATAATCTTAATCGGGTGAGGCTTGCCGAACCATAGGAGTACAAATGATTAATATGAGAGAGACACCAACAGACAGGCTCAAGGAAAAGAAGTTACTGTCTGCAATGGCTGGCATACTTAACTGCCAATATAGTCAATCGCCTAACTTGAAAAAGTATCGTATTGATGGCTGGTTTCATGATGGCAAAGACAGCACCTCAAAAGGTAAGATGCTGGGGTGGGCTGAATGCAAATGGTACGGTGATGGCAAGACAGCATTCTGTGCGCTAAATGTTCCTAAGTATATGGAGTTGGTTCATCTCAGCATGATTACTATGCTACCTTCTTATTTTATCTTTAGAGAAGAGGGAAGGTTTGGGTACTTGGTTGTCCATGATGGAATAATGCACAGCGCCAAGTTTGATGTTATGCAAGATGGCGGCACAGCAAAAGGTAGAACACCTAACCCTGATGACATTGAACCACTGATTAAATTCCACAAAAAACACATCGTCTGGAACAATAATTAAATAAAGGTTTACATTCTAGTTAAGCTGGTATAGGGTATAACCTCAATCAATAAAAGGAAAGCATCATGAAACATCAAGAAATAGCATCTATCGCAACACCTGAAGGCAAGGAAAGACTCACTCAACAAGAGCGCGTTCTTCAATATTTAGAGGAGCATGGCGCGATCACTCAGAAAGAAGCACTCAATGAATTAGGCGTGTATCGTCTGGCTAGTCGAATCCATAACATCAAGCAGGCAGGCATTGCAGTCAACAGCCAACGTATCGGGGTAAGGAATAGGTTTGGCGAATTATGTCACGTTTCGGAATACATACTAGGGGGCGGTGATGATTCTTAATACTGGCGACCTCTGGCAACCTGAAGAGACTGACGTTATTGCATGGCAAAGAGCCTATCAAGCGGTGGACGTTCATCAAGAATTATCAGCAATGGAATCATGGCTAGACGCTAACCCCACCAGAAGGAAAACCAAAGGCGGTATCAAACGCTTTGTTAACTCTTGGTTAGCAAGGGCGCAGAATCAAGGCGGATCACCGATGGTTAGAAGAAGCACTGACGGAACAAGCCTTCGATCAATGACTTTGCCTATGCAGTTATCTGACATTAGTTGGATACCTGAAGAAGATAAGCCGAGGATGATTGAATTCTTTTTAGCAAAATATGGGCATTATTATTCAGATGGGGAGTTGCATCATGCCACATAGAAACACAAGCCGAGGTGAGGGCAAAAGGATGAAGCGCGTAGCAGAAGAAAGGCGCATAAGACACGATGCTCACAACAAATTTCACAGAGAGTTAAGTAAAAAAATCAACCAAGCAAAGGGGAATAATCATGGGAGCTAAAAACGATCCAAGAATGGTAGAGTTTAAAGGCCATCATGCTCATTTTGTAGCTGGGACTTTCTACAACTACAATGATTACGCGCATTACACGCAAGAGAATTGCCCTGACGGTGGAGTCAAAACATCGACCATGAAAGGTAGATTGTCGAGCATCAAATATTGCGAGCCTAAACACCTGAAACACGTTAACGAATACTCTGGTTCACCAAAGAAAGGTTCGGGCTGGTCTAAGGAAGATAGGGTTAAGGCACTGCTCACCTCAAGGTTTGATAGTGAGGTAGAAGCATTATCAATGAAGTGGTTAAAAGTTAAACTGGTAGGAGGTTAAGATGGACATTAAAGAACTACAATACTATTGGGATGAGATGTTAATTGGGTTTTATGGGACATACGCCAAAGCATCATGGATGCCTATAAAACTTATTAAACATTTTCGCCCTGACCTAACAAATGGATCGAGGGTAACTAAGGAAGGCTTTGCTTGGTTTGACACCTTAGAATTAAGACGGTGCAGAGATATCACTGTCGGCAATGACCTAAAGTTCTGCATGTTTTCATCAAGGGTGGATGACTTTATCGGCGCACACTCAATGCCTTTATTGCTGGCGTTGATTGATAGGAAAACTGACAACGCTGATATATTAAAGAACATCAGGTTCTTTAAGTGGACTCGCAAAAACCACAGCAAAAGCCAAAGGGCAGGCAGAAAGAGAAGGACTGTTGGCCGTCAAGAGAACGCGGCAATACACGGATCAGGGATTAGGTTTCAGTTGAGGGTTAGAGAGAACGACAAAAGAACTGACTGGAACACAGTCAAATGAATCAAGGTGATATGGTGACGATACACTCTAGGAAAGACATAGAGCAACGAACCAAGTATATCTTGGCAAGGATTAAAGACTGGGACTATTTCGCGCCTCTTGCTATCACCTTAAAGCCGTATACCAACCCAAGAACAATAAGTCAAAACGCCTTGCTCCATATGTGGTGCCGCCAGTTGTCTGCTCATTACATAAAGAAAGTGGATACTGCAACCCCAGAGAACATGAAGCTAATGATGAAGCAACGCTTCCTTGGTGTTGAAGATATTAAGATAGGCAAGACGATTATTCAGGGTCAAGTAAAGCACAGTAGTGGCTTGGATAAGGGTGCGATGGTGACCTTCTTAGATAGCGTGTATCATTGGGGTCGAGACAATGGGGTTTTGCTATTGGTTCCATTAGATAGTGAATATGAAAAATTAAGAAACCAACAGGTACAATGATGAAACATTTGATTATTCCAGACACGCAAGTTAAGCCAGACACCCCGACAGAGCATTTAGGTTGGGCGGGTCAATATGCGGCAGAGAAGAAGCCTGATGTAATAGTAATGATAGGGGACTTTTTTGATCTTCCAAGTCTTTCAGCATACGATAAAGGGAAGAAGGCGTTTGAAGGTAGACGGTACACCAAGGATATAAATGCAGGGATAGAGGCGATGAAGGTTCTAATGAAGCCTATCCGTGATGAGCAATTAAGGCTCAAGAGAAACAAGGAAAAGCAATGGAAGCCTCGGTTAGTATTTACATTGGGCAACCATGAAAACAGGATTATGCGAGCCATTGAAGATGACCCGATGCTTGATGGTTTGATAGGCTTTGAGGACTTTAAACTTAAAGAGTCTGGCTGGGAGGTACACGATTTCTTAGATGTCGTTGTGATTGATAGCATCGCCTATTCTCATTACTTCACTTCTGGCGTAATGGGTCGTCCAGTATCTAGCGCAAACGCCCTGCTGACTAAGCGTCATATGAGTGCGGTGATGGGTCATGTTCAAGATAGGTCTATCTCTTTTGCAAGAAGGGCTGATGGGGTAAACTTAACAGGGTTGTTTGCGGGTATATTCTACCAACATGACGAAGGGTATTTGAACGCACAAACAAACGGATCGTGGCGTGGTATTTGGATGCTCCACGAGGTTGGTGGTGGCGGGTTTGATGAACTACCAGTGTCTATGAATTACCTTAGAAAGAAATACGGATGAGGTTAGGTGATGACTAATGTAGTTAAATTTCCAACAGGCGTTGTCTGCACTAAGATACTGTGTGCGTGCGGTCACGGTCTGGAATACTGGGTGGGGTCAGATCAATCTGCTTACGGCATCTGTCCTCATTGCGATCTAAACCAACCTAAAGTAATAGAGCTAGATAACGAGTGGAGTGAAGAGTGAGCGCATTAGATAGACAGGTGGGCGGCACCCACTACTGCAATAACAAGATTCAACCTATAGAATACATAATGGGAAACCACTTGGAGTTTGCGGAGGGGTCGATAATTAAATACATTACCCGCTGGCGAGAGAAGGGTGGCATAGCTGACCTTGAAAAGATCAAGCACTACTGTGATTTCTTGATTGAAGAGGCTGAGACTAATGGCGAAACGTAAGAAGAGAACGGTCGCTCAAGAGGTAGAAGAAGCGGCCAAGTTACTTCAGCGTTTGGTAAGGTTAAAGGCATCCGATGATAACGGATACGCTCAGTGCATCACCTGTAATAAGATAGACCATTACAAAAACCTTCAGGGCGGTCACTTCATCCCTAGAGGCAGAACAGTATTCAAGTTATTCGAGGAGAACATACACCCTCAATGCCCTCACTGTAATTGCTGGGGTATGAAACAGGCGCATTACGTTCTCAGATATCGACAGTATATGGTTGACACCTACGGCGAGAACAGAATCAAAGCAATGGAAAGACTAGCTTGGAGGGCATCACCCAAGTTCAATAGAGAAGAGGTGATAGAATTTCAGAGAGGGCTGAAGGAAAGGATCAAAGGTGAGCTTGATAGGATAGGCGAAATATAATCCAAAATAAACCTTTACATTCTCGTAAATAAGGAATAAGATATAATCTCAATCAATAAAGGAATAAAGACATGACCCCTTCAAGCATCAAAGCAAGCAAAGGCGACACCCTCATTAGAGTTAATGAGAGCGGCACCAAAGAAGAGATTTTGGTTTTAAGCTGGGGAAAGAAGCGAGCAACCATTATCAATAAAATCTTTGTTGGAACACATAAAGAAGCCTTTTATGCTCATAACATTTACCTCAACAACGGTGTTTTAGAGTACGAAGAAATAACCAGAAAAAACCAGTCTCGCGGAAGCTACTTAATCAAGTAGCCTTCGGGGGCGATCAAAAAAGGAAAAAGCAATGGATTATTCACTGAGTTACTCGCAAATTAAAAAGCTAGACAAGCCAAGCAATAAACTTGAAGTCATCGGGGTGGTTGTTATGTTTGCCCTCTACTGCATGGTTTCTAATATGGACTATAACGATTGCCTTATTAGAGGAGTCTGCTAGGGTGAATATTATGAGCGAATTCAATGACTTAATTAACTTGGTCGCGCATGAGAACAACCGATGGGAGGGTGACATAGTAGACCTCCATGACGATGCAAAGGATGAGATATGCTACCACTGGTTGCGGCTTCATCCGACTTGGTTAGATGACATATTCCCTCACACTGTTAGCGATGAATCCCTGTTTGTGTTAGACCTAACCTATGGAATAGGGATGTTTGAAGATGTTTCAACTGTCGCATTGTCCACTGTATTTTTAACAGCGCACCTTCGTCACATCAAGGAATGCGATGGGGATGCGTTTTGGTCTGAAGCATTAGATCACTTTGATGACATTTTAATTGCAGATGATTTTGCAGATCAGGTAAAGGATAGGATTTATATGTACTTGGAATCCACCCTGAGAGACAAGGTTCAAGATATATTTGATGATAACTTACTGGCGGCCAGTCAAGGCGCTAACTTACACTAGGAGAAAATCATGGAAATATTAGGAGTAGGACTGGTTGTTGGAGTAATAGTTATATTGGTATGGGGTGCGGCACTAACTGTAGGGGACAAAGAACGCGCCTACAAGCAAAGACGCGCTGAAATGGAATTGAAGAAGGGGTTAAAGAAGAATGAAAAACTATAAACAGTTTGTTAAAGAGGCAAACGAAAGCGCAGACAAGGCGATTAAAGACTCACTAAGAGAGCCTGTTCCTATATTGGAAGAGATCGGTGAGTGGCTAACGAAAGACGTCACACTCAAACGAGCGTGGATAGTTGGTTTAGCCATTACAGCATTGATCGCCATAATGCTTTAACACTTTTACGCGCAATAAACTGTAACAATTCAACACTTTTATGCGGTATATGTTTGATAGACCGAGGGTTCCTCTTCCCTTTTGAGCCAGCCTAGTCCACTGGTGGTCGAGAACGGACTATTAAAATACTTCCATTAACTGATAAACTCTTTACAATACAGCAACTTAACTGATGTAAGGTGTATTTATGAAAGATCTAAATATAGTTGATCGGCTAGATGAGTGTAGAGAATGCGGCTTTGATGATTTGGTTGTCGCGTTCAACGGCGTACTCTGGTCTATCACGGAAACAGAGGTTCCGATTTATCAAGTAAAAGCAGAGCTACTCCACTGGTGCTACCATGTAGACTTTAGGGTAGATAGGCATCGCAAAGAAATAGAGGTGCTAAACCAGCAAACTGCTGATAACATACTCGCCGAATCAAGTGAAGTGTTTGGCACAGAGGTATAGACTGCATGAAGATAGGGAATCAGGGTGATGGCGGTGGCCGCCCCTTAGTAGTTCTTACTGCCGAACAAATCATTGAACTAAAAGCCTTGGCCTCGGTGCTAAACAAGTCTCAATTAGCTAATTATTTTGCCATTTCCGAAACCACTTTGAGAGCTATAGAGGCTCGACAAATAGAAGTTTCTGATGCTTATAAAAAAGGGAGAGCAAAACAGCAGGGAAAGATGGGCCTTAACCTTGTCAGATTAGCTGAAGAGGGTAACGTAGCGGCCAACATATTCTACCTAAAATGCCAAGCAGGATGGAAGGAAGATAAAACAGAATCAACTGTGACCCACCACATAACCTCCTTTGAGGTTGTCGAAGATGAAGATATTAGCTAGAGGCACAGCGCCTCAAGTACGGTTAGCTAACAGTAAAGCATTGTTTCCAGCTATGGTGGCTGGGTTTGGTGCTGGCAAGACGCATGGATTAATACTTCGAGGCATAAGGTTGATACTTGAGGAGGGTGGTGGGGATGTTGGATTCTATCTACCCGACTACTCTCTGATTAAAACGATTGCTTACCCTCGATTCACCTCTATATTTTCAGAGCTTGGAATGCCATACGCACTGAACCAGTCAGACCACATTATGCAAGTCAATGGGCGCAGGATTATATTCAGAACCATGAATAACCCTGACAGTATTGTTGGATATGAGGTTGGCGACTCCCTTGCTGACGAGCTAGATACCCTTCCATCAGCTAAAGCGAGGACGGTTTGGGAGAAGATTGTTGCTCGGAATAGACAGGCTAAGAGTAACGGAACGCCAAACACTGCGGCAGTCGGAACAACACCAGAAGGTTTCCGCTTCACCTACGAGCAGTGGGATAAGAATCGAACAGCCAGCTATGAGCTAATCACCGCACCAACCTATTCAAACCCACACCTCCCTGATGGATACATTGACACCTTACGAGAAACATACCCAGCCCACTTGCTAGAGGCTTATATTGAAGGGCGGTTTGTCAACCTTACTAGCGGGTCTGTATATCCAGCGTTCGACAGAGAAAAGCACCACAAGGTCATTCAGTTTGATCGCTTTGAAACCCTACATATCGGGTTAGATTTCAACGTCAATAATATGGCTTTGGCTATTCATGTTATGCGGAATGGGAAAGCGTATGCTGTAGATGAGATTAGTCAGGGTCGAGACACGCCAACAGTGATTGAATCATTAAAAGAAAAATACCCCAATCACCCTATCGTCGCCTACCCAGATGCGAGCGGTGCGTCCTCAAGTTCAACCAATGCCGCTGGCAGTGATATTATATTATTAAAGAATGCTGGGTTTTCTGTGAGCGCACCAAGAGCGAATGGACTTATTAAAGACAGGGTGGCCGCAGTTAATATGGCGCTTTGCAATAATGAAGGGCTGTCCCTATACTATGTAGATTGTGATAAGTGTCCTAATATAGCCTCTGGTCTTGAGCAACAAGCATATGACACCAGTGGTAGGCCAGATAAAAGCGCGGGCTTAGATCACATGAATGACGCTGTTGGTTATTTTATTGTGCGCCAGATGCCTATAAAGCGCAGACACCAATTCATTGAGCAACCTACGAGATGGACTTGATAAGCCAACAGAGATTGTCACCTACAGGGATTTGGTGATATTATGCTACAGCCAGAGATAATTTAATTAGGCTCGGTGACAACCGCTACAGACATGCAATCAGGCTAGATGCCGCATGTATTGGGCGAGCTTGTCATTGCGTCTGGCTCTTTGCCGCACTGAACAACCTACAAGGTGGACTTGATGAGATTAACCGCAAAAACTACACACTCCGAATATGATAACAAC